TTGTTGACAAATGCAGTCAAGGTGCCTGTGGTTGCTGTGTTGGCGTTGACCACATTAGCAGCCGTGGCCACTGGCGTGGTAGTTGCAATACGAGTGACCGATACGCCGTTGGCCACTATGTTGCCGCCAGAGTTGTCCTGGGCTCCGGCCGCTAGTAATGGACTAGTTCCTTGACTGGCGGTGGATATAGTCACATTGGTAAACCCACTTAGGTTGGTAGGTGCTGTTGGATTGGCCAGGATTGTGATGTAACTGGTTCGAGTTTGTGTGTTGCTTTGTGAAAGCGTTCCTGGAGTACCATTGGCCTGTAAAGTCACAGTTTTAACACCAGTGGTGGGCGATCCTACAGCACTTTGATATGAGTGAGTGATATTGCCAAAAGTTGACAGGCCAGTATTGCTGGTAGTATCGCCCCAGGTCCAGTTGAACACATTACCGGTAAAGGCCACATTGGGTGACGTGTCGTTGCGGAAGTTGAACAGGCTGCGATCACGACTGTTATAGTCAGTATAAAGATATCCAACCTGTGCATTAGAGGTAAATCCTGTGGCATCGGTCTGCGTGTTGCTGGTGCCTACAAAGTTGGCTCTAACTTCTGGTTCAATACTGATAGTCACATTGCTTGACTTAAATGGGCTGGTACTGAAGCCGGTGTACAACCAAAGATTTGCGGTATAGTTCACTGTGGTGGCTGCATTCTGCTGAACACTGCTAAGAGCAAAAACGTGTGAGGTATTGGCCGCTCCAGGGTTGCCGGCTAGGCCAGTTTGTATATTGATATTGCTGTTGGCGGTGCCATCACCCCACTGGAAGTTGTATAATTGTTGAACGCCAAAACTTGCAGTGTTCCCCGGCGTTCCCGGTGTGTCGTTTCTGAATTGAATATTTCCACCTGATGTTGCTGCATAGTTAATGGTAGTTGCTATGTTGGCAGTAATTGCAGGACTTTGCTGTGAATAAACGTAAACATTGGTGTTGGCCGATGTCACACTGTAAGGCGGAGCATTGCCAGCAGTTTGATTTACACCTGTTAGATTGATCCCGTATATGGCATCGGTGTTGGCCGAGTTGATATAAGTGTGGCTGTCAGTGCTCCAAGAGTTGCCAGGATTGACTGCAGAGTTACCGTCACCATAGTTAATTGTGAATGAGGTCGCAAACTGACTGGTGTTGGTCAATGTTACACTGCTTCCTGTGTCTAAACTTGTTGGACTAGTGGTAAATGACGGAATTGGTAAGGGTGTAAACAGCGTAATATAATCTGTGCGTGTGGTCGAATCGACCGATCCTTTGGCGCCAGCAGCAGCATTACCGGCCCAGGTTCCATTGGTGTTCCAGGCAGTGAATGTAACTGAGAATTGTCCACCAGATACATTGCTATAGATTTTTGTAGGGTTCTGTGTAGAGGCTGTGGTGCTATCACCAAAGTCCCACAAGAAGTTAGTGGCTGTGCCTACATAGGTTCCTGTGAATGCCACGCTCAATGGGCTAGGACCGGATGTCACATTGGCCACAAGATTGGCCTGACCAACAAAGGTTCCTTTGGCAATATTCAATGCTACCTGGTTAAGGTCATCTACGCTGTCTGTGACAAAGGTAGCAGTTGTCCAGCCATCGTATGCTACAGTGTTACCGGCAAGATTGCCGTCGGTTGGTGTACCTAGCGGTATCGCATTACCAATTACATTGCCAGCAACATTGCCAACTACAGTATCAACATAAAGTTTTGTGGCAGCATCTGCATTGGCAGTGGGCGTGGCAAGATTGGTTATCTTAACATTACCCACGGTGATATTACCGACGCTAGGCAATAAAATGTTACCAGAAATAATGTTGCCACCAGTGATATTGCCAGTGGCACTTACAAGTCCTCCAGTTAGAACATTACCACCTGTAATGTTGGCCGTGGCTGAAATCAAGCCACCGGTTAAAATATTACCTGCTGTAGCATTACCTGTGGCACTGACTATTCCGCCAGTTTTGATGTTGCCGCTTAATATATTTCCTGCAACTTCGAGTGCCACCGTTGGTGTGCTTGTGTTTATGCCTACACGATTATTGCTAACATCCAAATATAGTAAATCGGTATCAACTGCTAGATCAACGCCATCTCTTTCAAGATTGCTTTTGAGCATTTGACCCGCAACGCGACTAATAGCCATAGATTATCCTGTGATCAGATATTTATCAGGTTGTATGGATGACGTTGATAGGTATTCCCGAGGGCGGTGCGCTGGTAAAAGTGATGTCGAAACCACCATCGACTGTGTAACTTGTGGTGGCCACCTGGTAAATTGAGCCCACAAACACTATGATTTGCTCTGCGTTGCTTTCGACAATACTCATGGTAAACACCGTGGTCGAGCCATCGCCGGTAAAATCATCCACAGTGTAGGCTACAGAACCTCCACTTAGACTTACATAAGCAGTGCCGTTAAAGTACTCCACAAATCCCGAATCTGTGTTGTAGCGAATGAGGCCAAACACCGGTGAATCAGGACGATTGGCCGACGACCCGGTGGGCAGGACCACTCCAGTGCTGCCCGATTGCAGTCGGCGATTTTTTACAAAATATCCCATTAAATTGTGGTATATGTTGTGACAGTTGTAATAGCCGAATTAGCGTTGCAATTAACCTGAACGCTGTCACCATTTCCCAATAATAATTTTTCAGCGGCTTGATATAGTTGATATGTGTCACCTGCTGTTATTAATAAATTTGCTATGATAACATTGGTATTACCGGCCGTACCACTACTGGGTACCACAAATACGTTGGCTGTTACGTTGGAGCCTGAATAATTACACAAACTTAAAAAGGTAATGGCACTGTTGCCTGAACTGGCATAGGCTACATTTCCTGCGGATGTTATGTTGGCTACTGCGAGAGTCATGTTTATTCCTTAAAATATAATTCCAAATACAATGGCCTTGCTCTTGCTGACCAATTCGTCGTCAACACTGGCACTGACCACATAAAGTCCTGTTCCACCCGACCCTACGGCCTTGTTGTACACTACCACCGAATTACTCACCGTGGCCGGAGTTGTTCCTATATTACCAAATGCTTCGTGCCCTTGTATGGTCAATTTGTTGGTGGCTTTATCAAATGCCAAGTTGGCTGTGCCGCCAAACGAACCACCGTCGTTGAACTGAACGTTGGTGTTGGAGCCGGCTACTGTGGCGTTGCCTGTGGCAATATTGGCATAGCTAGTAACCGGTGCGCCATTGCTGTAAACACTGCTGCTAATTTGCCAGGCATTGGCTGTAGAGTTAAATCTGATTCCGGCAAAATGAGTGAGATTGGCCTGGGCCAGCAAGCCCATGCTGGTAATAGTGCCAGTATTATTGGCTGCAACCGTGATAAAATCGTCCACAGTTGTCAAGTTACCTGTATATGTCAAGTTACCATTAAACACTGTGTTGGCATAATTAACCGTGAAAATACCCAGGCCATCGTTGCCTGTGATAGTATAATCTCCGCTGGTATTCTTGTACGTGGTCATTTATAGATCCTTTGGATTATTTATGCGGTCTAAGAATATGGCTAAATCTAGGTGTTCCAAATTTTTGATGTTTTCCAATTCGGTAATTCTGGCTGTGGTTGCGCCGCATACTCTAAAAAAGTGCGTTTGCTGAGAATCTTCACAGATTTTGCGTAGTTGCTTGACCCAATTCCCGGTAAAGGTTGGAGCAGCTGTGGTGGGTTTGTAAAATTCTGTGCCTGCGTAGATGTTGTTAAAACTGTTGTTTTCCGCAGGCCCCATGTCAAACCCCACCAGATAAATCCTATGGTGTTGATCTTGCACTGCTATGCCAACAGCATTGGGTCCAGAACTGTAGCCGTGATAAGTTGTGGGTACTCGTCGTGCTCCTGAGTCCGGTAAAGGCTTGCGAGTATAAAAACAGTTTTTTTTGGAATAACCCGAATGTTGTATGGCTTCAGCAATGGGGCGATCGGTGGCCACCAGAACATCTGGGGTAAATTCTCTGTACAAGGCATTACACCCGTAGATCATGCCACAGTTTTTTACATGGGCTAGATTGATGTGTTGTCGGCTGCGTCCGTTACCCAGGACAAATGCTATGGTCATAAAAAATCCTCACAGTACTTATCTGTGAGGATTTTGGTCTGGAACAAATACTACTATGACGTGTAGTTTTCTACAATTGCCAAGTCCAGGGTACCAGCAGCGTTTTGGCTGCCTAATGCCCAGGTGTCAACCTCGGCACCGGATTTGGCTTCTGTGCCTTCGTCAGTGAAGAAGTTGGCATCCAAGACCACGTTGTTAACAACCTGTGTAGCCGACCAAACATCACCAGTACTGGCATTGCCGCCTGTTTCACCACCGGCAAAATTCTGGATGAATCTGTTGGTGATTTTACTGATGGCCACTTCTGTGGAATCGCCAAAGAAGTAACTGATGCTCATGTTGCCAGCTGAAGGTGTTAGATCGCTGGTTAATACACATTGACCAACTTCTTGTGCTGTACCTGTAGTACCCGAATCTGCGGCCGCTGTAGGTGTGAATATGGTACCAATGGCTGCTGTAGCCGAAGATGCTAGACCCATGGCAGCCCAGTTAGTATCGCCCACTACTGTGATGCGCAAGGCCACACCGGCCACTGCGTTGACAGGATCGATGGAAGCTGTGGTAGCTACCAAGAACTTGTGTGCACCTTTTTGGCGTAGAATCACACCATTTGCTTGACCGCTATAACTGCTGGTAATGTTTACTTCACATTTGACCACAGGATAGACAGCACTGACTCCGCCGCCACGCACACCACCGACTACACCTAGCCAGGCTGGATTTGTGCCTACTGGGGGTGTTGGCGCTGTCAACTGACTGAATGGTGGATATGCTTGATCTATTGGAGTAGAT